ACAATCAATTTAGTGGTCAAAGGGCAGCCTTCTTAGATACCTATGCTGGCAAGGTAAGTTTGCTTGAAGCAAGTTATGAACGTATGCAAACTACTATTGGCTCAGGCTTAGTAGATGCGTTTACTTTATTATCTGGTGAAAATGGTATTGCAGGCGCTACTGATTCAATGCAACGTTTTGGCGTTGTCGCTGCCGATGTTATTCGTGGCGTTGGTGTTGCTATATCTGAAGTTCAAAGCCGTATTCCATTTTTTAATAGCTTTCTTGATCCTACTAAGTTCTCAGGTCTTTTACAGTTTGTAGACATCTTAAGACAAACAGGAGAAGCATCAAGACCCTTGTTCTTTCCAGGTGGCGGTATTGGCAAGCCAGGAGTTGACAAACAACTTGCCGCTATTGAAGAAGCAGCAATCAAACGTGAAAAAGAATTAGAAAGACTAAGATTAAAGCAACTAAAAGAACAAGCCAAGTTAAATAGGTTAAAACAAATTAGTTTGATGCTGATTCAAAAAGAATCACGTTTTGATTTAAATAGAATCCAATTGGCTGCTGCGTTGCAAGGTAAACTAACAGATGAAGAACGCAAACGCGTTGAAGAATTGATGTTGATTGAAGACATTAAGCAGGCTATTGCTGAGAAAGATGTAGACAAAGCCGAGAAACTACTTGATGAATTAAACAAGGTTAGAACAGAAACAGAAGCTCTAGCCGAAACATTATTAGATTTAGAGGCAGGCAACCCGTTTTCCAAGTGGCCTGAGTATTTTGAATCTGCTAAAAAGAACTTAAAAGATTTATACGACACATTAGCCAAGCAACAAATGGCTTTAAATGAATTAATGACAAGTATTGCTACAAGCAGAGCTACAGCAAATGCCAATGTATTAGCAGCCAAGACCGATAAGGCAGAAACTTTTTTAGAGGCAGCAAACGCATCGGCAATTTTTGTTGCACTATCTTCAGCAGATGCAGTAACAGCAGTAGCGCAAGCAGCGGCAGCAGTTGCAGCAGCAACAACACCAGAAGAAGCAGCAGCAGCTCAAGAAGCAGTAGATGCCGCCAATGCTTACGTAGATGCCACAACCCTACTAACGGAAAGCCTTGCAGCAGCAGATTTAGCAGCAGCATTAGCAAGCCTTGAATTGGCCAATGAGTATTTAAATCAATCTATTGAAGCTGCAACAAGCCAAGGCATAATTCCTGAAACAACAATTAACGTAACTGTTGAAGGCAACGTAACATCTGCTGAAGATTTGGCTGAGGTCATCACAGACATTCAATACAACTATCAAAAAACAGGCAAGGGCTTACTGCTCAGCAGTAGGGCGATTTAATGCCAGCACCAACGCTGCGTGTCTTTGTTGACTTTGATAGCGATACCGCTTTTGAGATTAACCCTTTAATCTTAGGTAGCGCAACTGAAGGTATACTAGGCACAAATACCCTTGGCTCAGGCACGTTGCCAATTGAGATAACAGACCTAGTAACTAGAGTTTCTATTAGGCGTGGGCGCAATCGTTTAACATCCCAGTTTGAAGCTGGCACAGCCAATGTAACGCTTTATGATCAAACGGGTGATTGGAATCCTACTAACCCAGCCAGTATCTACTATCCAAACCTTGTTCCGCTAAGACAAATCATTATCTATGCTACCTACAACAGCCAAGATTACTTCTTGTTCTCAGGATTTATTAACACTTACGACACAGGATTTAGACAAGGCAACGATGAACTAAGCACAGTTACCCTGCGCTGCGTAGATGGCTTTAAGTTGCTGGCAGGTTCAGGCATAACAACTGTTACAGGCTCAGGGGTGCAAACTTCAGGGGCTAGAGTAAATGCCATCTTGGATGAAATTGAATGGCCTTTAAGCTTGCGTAACGTAGACACAGGCGATTCAACCCTTCAGGCAGACCCAGGCACAGACAGGGATGCCCTTCAGGCGCTCTTTAACGTGGAACAGAGCGAGTTTGGCGGTATCTTCCTAGATGCCAATGGCAAGGTTGATTTTGTAAGCCGTAATGCCCTTATAGCCACGCCAGCGTTCCCGGTCTATGAGTTTAGTGATCAAGGCACGGACATTTCATACACTAATGCCGTAGTTGCCTTTGATGATACAAACTTGATAAATGACGTAACTATTACACGCTTAGGTGGCACAGCTCAGAATGTGTTTGACCAGCCTTCCATTGATAAGTTCTTCTTGCATTCAGGCCAGCGGTCGGACATCTTGGTACAAACCAACGCTGAGGCTTTAGACCAGGCTAAAGGCATCCTAGCCACACGCAAAGACCCTGAAATACGCATAGATAGCATTCAGCTAAATCTCTATGACGATGCCAACCCCAATAAGCCATTGGCAGGGGTAGATATAGAATTGCTTGATGGAGTAACAGTTACCAAGACCACCCCAGGCTCTACCAGCGTTGTGCAATCAAGCCTGGTAAACGCCATCCATCACGACATTACCAAGTCATCATGGATGACTACCCTATACACAACCGAACCACTATTAGCAGGCTTTGTCCTAGATTCCGATGTATCGGGTATACTAGGTGAAGACGTGCTGAGCTACTAAGGAGAACAAATGGCAGGCGCAGGATATAAGTTGTTCAATACCGGGGATGTGCTTACCGCAGCCCAGGTCAATACGTATTTGAATGAGCAAACAGTTATGGTGTTTGCAAGCTCAGCAGCTCGCACTAGCGCGCTAAGCGGTGTATTAGCTGAAGGAATGGTCAGTTATCTGCAAGATACCAATGCAGTTGAAGTTTACAATGGATCAGCATGGGTAGGCGTTAGCGGTGCTGGAGATGTAACTGAAGTGCAAGCTGGTACAGGTATATCGGTTGCTAGTGGTACTGGCCCGGTACCAATCGTTACCAGCACAGTAGCTACAACATTTGATGCTAAAGGTGATCTAGTTGTTGGCACAGGTGCAGACACATTTGCCAAGCTTACAGTTGGCGGCACAAATGGACACACATTGCAGGTTGATTCTTCAACTGCAACAGGATTGAAGTGGGCGGCTGCTGCTGCTGCTACACCAACATTGGTAGGCGCATCGGTATCTTTTAATAGTGCTTTCGTACCGCAAACGATTGCTAATAATACTGCAACAAAATTAAACTTTGCTTATGAGTTTTTTGATACTGATGCATTTCACGACAACTCTACAAATAATACGCGCCTTACTGTTCCATCAGGAAAAGGTGGATATTATTTTATAAGATGTAATGCCGAGTTTGCGGCTAATGCCACAGGAACAAGAATTATGGATTTTTACAAAAACAATGTAATTATCGCAAGAAATCAATCACCTGCTGGGTCTTTATCAATGCAGTTGAATTATGTATTAAATCTAGTGGCAACTGATTATATCGAAGTAGTAGTAACACAATCAAGCGGTGGCAATTTGGACATTTATCAAAGCACAGATAGTGCCGCCTTTACTATGTATCAAATTGGAGTTTAGTATGTGGGAAAAAATTATTGCAGTTTATCCAGAATTAACTGATGATGATTTTATTGGTCGCAACGCTGTAATTGAATTGCGCGATGATGGCGATGGAGTGCCTTATATCTATCGCTGGGATTATTCCAAGCCGATCCCTGAAGGGCTTACGCTAGGCAAGCCCTTAGCATAATCTTGAGGGATTGTGCTAAATAACTAATATGCCTAAACTATGCAAAGCTGGTCAGCAATTACGCGAGCAAATAGATGATGCGTTCCCCGATAGAAGTAGAACTTCACCAGAGGGGTGGCTCGGTGATCAACGTCATGCAGCGCGTAAGTCCGATCACAATCCAACTGCTGAAGGCATTGTACGTGCCATTGACATTAACGCTAATCTGCAAACCAACCCAGCCGAAGCATTTGATTTGGCGGATCAGTTACGGCTACTTGCCAGAACTGATAAGAGAATCAGCTACATTATCTTCAACAGCAAGATTGCCAGTTGGAAGAAGAACTACAAGTGGAGAAAGTACACAGGCATAAATCCACATAAGACACACATTCATATTAGCTTTACTGCTAAGGGCGATACAGATGGCAGTATGTTTGAAATCCCTATATTGACAGGAGAGCCCTTAAATGGAGCAAGCAAAAGCAGTAGCAGCAAGTTGGGCAAGAAGCTTCTTAGCCGCCGGAATAGCAACCTATTTGGCAGTAGGCTGGGATGCACCTGCAATTGTCAATGCAGCGTTAGTAGCAAGCCTTCCAGTTATTCTACGTTGGTTAAACCCTAACGATACGGCGTTTGGTCGGCGTTGAGCCCGGCTGAATGGGCAGGCTTTGTAGCTGCCATCCTTTCTTGTTGTGCCTTAATTGTCGGTGGACTTAGATACATTATTAGACATGAAGTGCCATCAATACTTGAGGCATCAAATATCGTGTCGCGCATAGATAAACTTGAATCAATGGTCTTAGAATTGCTTACTCATGAGCGCAAGAAAAATATCAAAAAGCGAACAAGCCGCTAAGCGTAAGCGGAAAGAAGCCGCTGCGCGTAGAACAAAGGCTGACATTCTGCTACCCATAGATATTTGGGCTGCATCTATTGTTGAATGTTTTGAAGCCTTAGTTCGTGCTGGATATGGTGAAGATAGGGCGCGCTGGTATATTGAAGAACAGCTGCGCTTACCCGATTGGGTAATAGAGAATCCTAATCATTCTCCATACGAAGATGAAGATGAGGATGAAGATTAAGCGAATTGTAGTCATATCCGATCTACAAGTACCTTTTCACGATAAGAAAGCAGTTAAGAATGTCGCACAATTCATCAGGAAATACAAACCTGATGACGTTCTATGTGTGGGCGATGAGATTGACTTCCAAACAATTAGCCGATGGTCAACCGGTAGGGATGAGTGGTCGGGAAGCATTGGTAGAGATCGTGATGAAACTGTCCGAGTTCTCGCCGAGCTTCAGGTTAGACACCTCAGCCGAAGCAATCACGGGGCAAGACTTTACAATTCACTAAGCAAGCGCCTGCCTGGGCTGATTGGTCTGCCTGAATTGACCATAGAGAAGTTTCTACACCTAGATGATTTAGGCATCACATACCACAGCAAGCCATACCAGTTTCACGATGGCTGGGTAATGGTGCATGGTGATGAGCAGAGCATCAAGCCACAAGGGGGTTTAACGGCCCTAGAATCGGCTAAAAGGCATGGTTTATCGGTGGTCTGTGGTCATACCCATAGACAGGGGATTTCAAGCTTTACAACGGCATCTGGGGGCGTTTTAAGGGGTGTTCTCACAGGCTTTGAAGTTGGACATTTGATGGATGAGAGCCAAGCCTATTACACACGCGGAACATTTAACTGGCAAAAAGGTTTTGGAATCATCTACATAGACAGAAAACGTGTCCAGCCAGTAGCCATACCTATAGAAAGAGATGGCAGCTTCTTGGTTGAAGGCAAGAGATATGGTTGAGGATGTTTTCCCAATCCATAGAACCATTGATGATCACATGGATAACTTTGACGGCGTGTCGTATATTGACAAATAGCATATAGACCCTTCAAAATAGGATTTGAAATCCTATTTGAAAGGGGTTTAGGGCATGGCGATTAGATATGATCGTAAATCGGGTGCGTATACCGATGGCAAGCACTTTGTGCGAGCTTCATTTATACGCGATTTCGCTAAGAAAAAACTCGGCATGAGCCAAGAGCGCGGCAGAATTAGCCGTGAAGTTTTGGCTGCCTATTTTCTTGATGTACATGGGGTGAGCGATGATGTTGAATGATATTCGTTTAGTTGAGTTGGCACTGTATTGTTTTTTATTTGTTTTAGGTGCATACACAATCGGTGTATACATTAAGGAGAAGGGCTACAAGGAAGGTTGGGCAGATGGGTACAGACGGGGCAAATCAGTTGCGAGCGAAAGATATATTGACTAATGCTGCTGACACGATCATTAACAGAGGGGCAACGCATGGTCATTACGACCACACTATGCTACGAACGGCAAAACTGTGGGAATCCTATTTCGAAAGACCAATTGAGCCGATGGACATTGCAATCTGTATGGCATTGGTCAAGCTCGCGAGAATCATGGAAACTAAATCAAATCACGATTCTTGGGTGGATGCCGTTGCCTACTTCGCAATTGCCGGAGAACTCGCGGTCAAAGATTGGAATGATCTTAATGCTTTCTAGATCACCTAAAGGAACTTGGTGTGATTACTGCAAAAACAGGCATGGCACTAGCAGTTTGCTTGGACAAATGCAAGCTGTTTGGCAGATTACTAGCAAGCGATACGGAAAGTTAATTGTCAGGCATTACTGCCAATCTTGTGCTAATGAAGTCCAGGCATGGCCTGATGGCACAACTTGGACTTTAAAGGAACAAATTGACTATGCAAAAGGAGAAACCCTAGATGTTTAATTTAGAAAATTACGAGGATGTAGATACGAGGATACATAAATTTTATGAAGCAAACCCAGATGGAGCAATCATTACAGAAATGGTTTCAAATGAAGAGGAAAAAGGAATTGTCATCTTTAAGGCATACGCATACCGCACCTATCTTGATACTGCTCCTTCCTCTGTGGGTT